ATTCTTCTTTGCCTTGTTTTCTGAAAGTTTGAGCTTTTGACACAGGGTCTTTACCGTGTCTGAATCCTCGACACTCACGCCTTTATTGAGTGCGAGTGCAATGAGTTCGTCTTTTTTGTAAGACACACACGATTTACCCTTCACTTTGAATGTAGAGTTACCGAGATCCAAATTTTTAATCATATCACATATCTTATCCTTCTTGTTCGTTGTCTTCGCCCCCACGACACCCATCTTTTTCGCAACATCCAAAAGGGTTGTTTTGGTGAGCGCCGCACACTTCTTTTTGCCTATGCGCATGGTGCCATCTTTGTCGTAGCTGATCTTTTTGGAGTTGTTAGTCGGAGACTTACGAGTACTCTTTCTCTTTGGAACTTTGTAGCAACACTCATCACCTTGTGGATTTTTCTTAGCTTGGTACCCCTCTTTACATGGTGGTCTTCTAGACTTTGGACACGTGGATGCTTTCGTCTTGACTGGTACAGTCTTTCGAGCAATGTTCTTGGGTACATTTGTTGTGAGTTGTATCTCACCCTTGGAGTGTAACATGGAGAAGAAACCCGAAGCCGCGTTATATGCGGCGTTTAACGCAGATGGGTTCGCAGCACCCGATATTTGAATGGCACCAGATTTAGCTATTATATATTTGTGCCCCTTGTACAATGCGTACAACATGGGTGAAAGTTCGGGTTCATAATTGGATTTGAAACCGTACCTTGAACTGTTTGTGTGGAGTCTCGCCATGTTTTTGAAAACACCATTCATTCTAAACTGACCGCTCAAGTTGTTGTACTCGAAACGGTTATACAAAAAGGCTTGACCAGGCGTGTACTTCTTAACCATGAACTTGCGTATGAGTTCTGGTTGGTTTACGATCTCTTCACCTTTTCCAATGAACCCACCCGAGAAACGGATCTTACCATTCTTGTAAAAGTTAACTGTACCCCCATTTGTTTCTGTACCGTTTGTGATTGAAAACTTTATTTGAACGGTGAAGAATTTTTCATTTATGTTACCCTTTTTACCATACTCTCTCGTGTGCGAAAATCCAGTCTTGAATCGACCATATACACCCACGAGTTCTTTTGTCTCTATAAATAGTCCACCGCCCAACGCAGTTCGTCCGAGTGGTACTTTGTTAAGGATATATTTCAAATCTAAACGCGCTTCAGCGTCGAAATCCTTGTTGACTATCGCGTTAAACATACCTGGATTGAGACCACTCAGAGAGAGACGAGACACTGGTACGTTATTGTTCTCGTTATACACGAATTGCGCAAACTCACCCATGTTTTCGTTATTTATCATGGAGTTTTGCAACCTTCTAGGGAATGCTGGTGGTGACGATCTTTGAATTTGAACGCCTGAATTTTGAATGAATTTCTGTAGGGACTGGGGGCGTTGCATTCTAATGTATGGTTATATTTTAATTACACATCTGATTCATTGGACATGAGTGTATCGTTGACTATGTCTAGACCGAACACGAATGGTTGCATACTGAAAGGCATGCCATTGTAAAGCTCGCTGTGTTGACGCACTTCGATATCCCGCTGACTGAATGGACCGGCATAGAAATCTTGGTTGAAACGTGGTTTGCCGAGATTGTTTGCGGTACAGTGTTCGTTGAATTTCTCCACGAATATCTTTTGAGGGCATCGCAAGTCTGTACCGTACTTGATGTAGGGAGACTGCAAGAAGTTCTCGAGTGTACTCGATACCGTTGCGACCTGTCTCTGTACGTCTTTGAAATACTGTGGTACGATATTCCAAATATCCTTGTTTGCATACCTTTGTGCGTATTCGAGATACGCACGAATACACTTTTGAAGAATCACGGGAATTTCTGCCTCGAGCTTCTTTTCGAGTGTTGGATCTGCATCCTTGACTTGTTTACCAAAGTTCCAAGTCAAAATACGACGCAACACGGAACCAGAGTTATCCTTGTAACTCGGAACCTCGTTCCCACCCAAAACACCTGGAACCTTCCATGTCATCGTCTTCGCCTTCTCGTGTTTTACTGCACACGAGACCTGTTCACCAGATACGATCGATTGAAATTCAGCTTGTTCGAGAGAAATATCCCCCTTTATTTCTGGTGAGATGAACACAAAAGCATCATAAATGGACGAGAGACCAAATTTCTTTTCCACGTTATTTGACAAAGTTCGAACATCGTCGATATCATAGAAGAGCGCAAACACCTTCGTAATCAACGTAGATTTACCCGAACGAGCGATACCCTTGAGGAATGGAATCACCTGCCAACCGTCCATGTCACCCACATCGAAGCAGAGGCGTCCACCCATGATATACATCCACTTTGAGACTTCTGAATCAAACTTTTGATAGTCCAAAACAGACTGAAAGTGTGGAGTGGGGATATCTTCCCACTTTTCAATAGTCGAGTAATCCTCAAATTCCGTGTCAAAGTATTTGCAACTCACGATCGCTTGATCCAGATTTTTGAACTCATTTGATTCGTATGTGTGAAACTTGGTTTCATACAGACCGGTACTCGCAGACCAACTTTTACCCACGAAAACGCCATTCCTGAAAGACCATACGTGTCTGTTACGTTTGATCTCTGGGAACTGCATGTCGTTACAGTTGGACAAGTGGCGAATGACATCCGAATACGCCGAGCCTCTGCAGCTTAGATTTTTCCACAGTTCAAACTCTGTTTCCTTTTGTGCTACACTATATACGTACTCTTGGATTCTCTGCTCCTGTTTCCAGGCGCGTGTGTCGTATCCATCTTCGGTTCTGATCTGTTTACAACAGTGCCCTTTGTATCTCTTGATGTTACCTTCGTAAAGCTTTTTGAGAATGGTCAAAATAGCTTGTTGATACGGGCTCAATTCTTCGCTATTCGAAATGGTCGAACATCTGAAGATAGATGGATCTGTCTCTGGGTTGATAGGAATGTACGTGGGATTGTTAATGCGCTCGTAAATACGAGTGTGTCTAAACACGATCTGCCACGAGTCATCCACTTGATCTATCAGGCGATTGATTCTCATAGAGATTTTCATGTCATCCCCGTCATCCAAATCCAGAATTTTCAAGGCGTCCGCTCGATGGTAGAGTTGTCCGAGTTGAAGATTCATTCTTTGGTGTTTCGCTGATATACGCTCTATATCCACGTTATTACACGGCAACCCGGATTCAGGATTGAGCTCGTGTGAAGCGAAAAAATTTTTAAAACCCAGTTGAAAGGAAACGCCTTCGTCATCCCGTCGTTGTATGTCCCACATGTCTTCCAATTGGGTCAAAAAGTTTATGAGTTGTTCCGGGTTGAGACCTTGAATCATGTTCGACCACATGACCTGATTCGTCTCTTCCGGATTTGCATCCTGGTTTATGAAGTGTGTATCCAGCATGACCCCTTATAGTACCTACGATTCATTTTTCTAAGCATTTTTTTGGAGTTGAGAAAGAATCTTGATCATGATCCTGTTTTGCATTTCGAGTTGCTTAGAAATGCCCACCAGGGCAGTACACACAGTGTCACCATCTTCGGTGGTCAGTATGGAACCCAAGAGTCCGCCAATGTCGAGTTCCATCATTGGCTCTTCTTCGTCGAGTTCAAGATCCGATGTGTACATGACTTCTTCGTCGTCCTCGAATTCTTCTTCGTCGTCCTCGAATTCTTCCTCATCGGTCTCCTCGATTTCTTCGGGCACCGGTTCTTCTGGGTACTTTTCTTCAGTAGACATTTACATTACACCAGGAAAAATCAAACTGAGTTTTTTCGCGAAATTATTTTCTTGGTATATAGTACAAAAACTCTCAAAATGGCCGGTGGTCTCATGCAACTCGTCGCGTACGGTGCCCAAGATGTCTATCTTACGGGCAACCCAAAAGTCACTTTCTTCCAAGCCGTGTACAAGCGTCACACGAACTTCGCTATGGAAAACATCGAACAAACCGTCAACGGTACCGCCGGTAACAACGGCCGTGTCTCCGTGACTATTGCCCGCAACGGTGATCTCGTCGCGGACATGTACATCGAATCCGTCGCGGGTACCACCGCCGGCTCCGATGATGCCTGGTTGGCTGAGCGCATGGTCAAGGACGTTGAATTGTCCATCGGTGGCCAGCGCATCGACAAGCACTACCAAAAGTGGTGGCGTTTGTACTCCGAGTTGTACCTTGACGAAGCCAAGAAGTCCAACTACGGTAAGATGACCACCGCGGTCGAAGCCGGTAAGAAGATCTTCTTGCCACTCATCTTCTTCTTCAACCGCAACCCAGGTTTGGCGCTTCCATTGATCGCCCTCCAATACCACGAAGTTCGTCTTGACTTCGATTTGTCTGCTGAATTCGAAAACGTTACCCAAAACAAGACTTTCAAGGTCTGGGCCAACTACATCTACCTCGACACCGAAGAGCGCCGCCGATTCGCGCAAAAGGGTCACGAATACCTCATCGAACAAGTGCAACACACTGGCACCGACACCGTCACTGCCGGTTCGGAAGTCCAAAAGCGCTTGTCCTACAACCACCCAGTTAAGGAACTCGTCTTCTGCCTCGATGATGGCACCGATGGCTGGAACACCGCCAACGTCGCCCCAACTGTCACCGCGAACCTCGGCAGAGGTAGCGATGATTCCAACTGCTTCATCTCTGGCTCCTTCCTCGGTGCGCCAATGGCCCTCACCGCCTCCACCGATGCGCTCTCCGAAGACTCCAACGGTACCCTCGACACCTTCAAGCTTGTCCTCAACGGCCAAGACCGCTTCAAGGAACAATCGGGCAAGTACTTCAACACTGTCCAACCATTCGTTCACCACTCTGGCTCCCCAATGCCAGGTGTGTACGCCTACTCCTTCGCGCTCAAGCCAGAAGAGCACCAACCAACCGGTACGTGCAACTTCTCTCGTATTGACAACGCCCAAGTCGCTATCAAGGCTCGCCAGGACACGGAAAAGACCACTCTCCGCATGTTCGCGACCAACTACAACGTCCTCCGTATCCAATCCGGTATGGGTGGCCTCGCCTTCTCCAACTAAGTTGGTTTATTAGAAAACTTTGTAATAAAACATAAAATTTAAAAACGACACACTCGCTTTTAAATTTTATATTCGTGTATAGTAAACATACAATGGCTGAACCAGAAAAGAAAGTTGTCAAGCGCAGCAAGACGGGATTGTGGATCGGTCTCACCTTTTTGTTCATTTTTCTCGCCATGATCATTTACTTTGTCGTGCTCGACAAGGGATTTAGTAATAACAAAGTCAATAGAAATATCGCGAACCTCATGAGAAAATACAACTAAAATATTTATAAACTATAAAACATGTCCGAAGCAGGAAAAAAGAAAAAGAATAACACTGCGGCTAAGACTATAGTGATAAGTCTCGTGACTATATTTGCAATTATAGTGATTTTAATGCTTGGATCTCCCCTTTATCAGTATATAAAAAATAGAGGGCGTCCGGCACCGAGAAATAACGCCATGAATATGTTTTAGTGGATGACAGAAAATTATTTTTATTTTTAAAACTTTTTTTCGAAAAAAGAAAGTAAAAAAAAATATTTTTTTTTTCGAAAAACATTTTGCTTAAAGTTAAAAAATTATAAGATTACAAGAATGATAGAAATATACACGGACGGAAGCTGTTTACACAACCCAGGACCGGGTGGGTGGGCAG